CTAGCCGCTTGCGTGAAGCCATTCCTGCCTGGTTCCTCCGGTTCGGATTTGTCATGGAGGTGGAGCCTACTGTCGACGAGTTCGAGCAGTTAGAGTTCTGCCAGACCAGACCTGTCTGGGCATCGGGGTGGATCATGGTGAGGGATCCCAGGAAGTGCATCTCCAAGGATCTGGTGAGCAGCCTTGATTTGGGGACTGGGGCAGCCAAGTGGGCACACGCCATCGGCCAGGGGGGTTTGGCCTTGACCTCAGGGCTCCCGTGCCTGCAGGAGTTTTACAAGATGCTCCTGCGGGTGGGGAGGCCCGGGCGGGCCAAGGACCACCCGTGGCTTGACAATGGATTTGCCCGCATGGCACGCGGCCTCAGTGCGAAGGAGAGCCCAGTTCTAGATGACACCCGTGTGTCATTCTGGCGGGCTTTCGGAATCCTCCCCGATATGCAAGTGGCTCTCGAGTGTGAGTGGCGGTCCAGAGCCATATCACTCTCCGCCGGGGAAACAGTAAGTGCTGTCTCCTCGTTCTTTGACCATTTGACTTGACTTGACCAGTTAGTCAGCCATGACCAAAGCTAAAGCTAACCGTTCTAACGGCAAGCCCACCCAGCAGAAGAGGGCAGTGATGTCTGGGCCTAAGAGGCAGGTTAGGCGAGCCAACCGCTCTTCAACTCTTACGGTTGATGAGGCTAGGTACGCCGCCCTGCTCCATGACCCGTGCACTGCACCGCTTACCAGGCCGGTGTACAGTACCACTGGTAGCGGTTTCCTCCAACGCATGGAGTCTGACTTCAGCATCGGCAAAGCTGGTACATCCACAGCTGGGTCGTTTGTCTGGGTTCCCGGTATGTTTAACTCAAGCGGTGGTGGCTCAACTGTCACCACGTCGAACATAAACGGTGCCTTTTATCTGGGCACCACGGGGTCCGGCGCTGCTCCGGCTGATGATGGTACCCTTTGCAGCTGGTACAATTTCTATGGCTCAAACATGCCTGGAAACGTGTTTCTGGCAACGAATGCTGGAGTAGCCCGCTGCGTGGCCGCATGCATGCAAGTGTATTGGCCAGG